CTTGACATATCTGCTACGGATTTCTCACTAAATGTATCATCTAATTCTTTTTTAGAAGCTAAGTTACCAATAGAGTCAATCATAATAATAACTTTATCTTTGCGTTCGATATTTTCTAATTGGTTAATTAAATCAAACTTCAGTTCCTCAACATTAGTAATGGGACTATGGAGTACTCGGGAAGTGTCAATACCGAACGACTTAAAGTATTGCTGGGGTGAGCCAAATTCTGAATCATAAAATAATAATACAGCATCTTTATATTTGTCTAAGTATGCTGCCGCTATTAATAATCCAAATGATGTTTTAAAATTCTTAGATGGTCCTGCCAATACTGTTAGTCCTGCGGTTAGTCCACCATCAGGGTCGCCTGATAAAGCAACATTAATCATTGGAACCTTTGTTGGTACCATCTCTTGATTAGAAAAAATCTTGGATTTGTCAAGAGTATCAGTCTCCTTAATCCTAGAATTCTTCTGTAATTTATCCATTATACCCATTATTTAGCCCTCATACCTTCGTCAATTAATTCATCAATACGGGAATTTAATACTCCAATTGTTGTATGTAAATGTCCTGTTCCATTAGGCTTAAGTCTTTTAGTTAAAACTTCTACTTCCCCACGAAGTACTTTAATTATATTAATACGTTCATCACTTGTCATTTATATCTCCTATTATTTCAAGTATACTACTATTATATCATAAATCTAAACCAAAGTAAACAGATTTACATAAATTTATCTAAAGTTAATGGCTCACTTTCTAGGGATTTTGACTTATTATCTTGTATTATAAAGTCATCATATATCATTTCACATCCACCTTCTAAAAATCTTTTAATATTATATGCCATATCCTCAGCAGTAGTCACTGGAACATTTTGACATAAGTGATTAAGATTTCTCTTTGGGTCTATCATAATAAAATCTTCTGGCAATTTCATAACAGCCATTGCCTCTCTATATGTCAAGTATCTATCTTCATCTGGGTGAGTTAATTTAAAAGGTAGGTGAGCAACAAATGCTCCAATAAAATCACATGGGATTTCAGTACCTCTTCTCATTATATTGGCACCTTTAACTGATAATTTAATTCCCATAGCTCTAGCTTTTTCAGCCTTTTCATTTTCATTAATAGTATCTAACCAATCTGCATAGTCATTATAATTACTATGAACTTCTATATAGTCTTGAACATTAACACTTCTTTTTAGTGTCTTTTGAAAATCATAATGGCTCATACCATTATGCAATACTTCCAATATATATCTGTAATGCAAGTCATCTTTACTTGGTATATTTGGATTAGTTAATTCTGACATAGGGTCAGCCATATCAAATTTAGTATTACGTATTAAGTCTTCTATTCTCTCATTAGGTCTATCATACCATTCAAACATAGGTATGGCATCTCCTTTCCAAAAGAAATAAAATGACCTATCCCGTACTTGACTTAATCCATGTAATATGCTTTTTGTTTTATATAAAGAAAATGTATAGCCATTCTTTTTTGCTAAGGCTCTTAATTTTTTTACAACTGGCTTGCCCAATTTGGTAGCTAACCTTGGAGCATTTTCTCCCCATAGTACCTTTGGACCTACTTCTTCTAAGATGTACTTTGCGGTCTTAGCCATATAATCATTTATTTCTGCTTCACCTGATGGTGCAACATTTAAAGAAGAGAGACCAGCACATGGACATATAGTATTAACTACATCAACATACCTTCCATTCATTTCTCCTTCGGGACCTTCACCACATTGTTGACCATGCCAGATAAATCCATTCTTACGTTTATTTTCTAATATATAATAAGGAACATAGTTTCTACCATCTTCAGGGTCACTGCATTGCTTTCTATAATGTTCTACTATATGAGCATCATTAGCTTCAAATTCGTTATATGACATCATGTATGCTGGCCTTTTGCCAAATACATTTTCCATTGCAATTGTTCCACCTCCAATAAGAGGTACTATACTAGCCCATTTCATTTAATACCTTTTGTAAAAATCTTGTTTGTCGTCCAGAATCGTCATAGTGTAATGGAATGCATGTAGCAACAAGTAATAATCCACCTTTTAATATAATATCTTTTGGTAAATCATATTCATCTAACTTGCGAACAAATAATTCTTTTACGTATTTATTATGTGGAACATCGGCAACAGCTGCATTATATCCATAATAACAGTCATGTGCTAACTTAGCCCAATCATAAATATCATCTCCTATTGTTCCAACCTTTCCTCCATAGTTTCCTCTTGGGTCAAGGAGTTTAAACTGGTCTGTCTGTTGGTTATATAATATATTAGCAAAGTGTAAATCACCATGCATTCCAGTAATTGGAGCTGTGTGTTTATGAACTTCATAAGCCCAATCTAATAATTTAATTTTAATACCTTTAGGAAAACCACCAATCCTAGATAGTCTTTCTTCTGTTTTGTCAATCCACATTTTTCTAGATAATCCTGAAAAACTATCAATGTTACCTACGTTTTGTATTCTATTATTAAAATACTTTAATTTAATTTGAAATATTCTATCCATTATATAATCCCAATGGGAATCAGGCATATTTTCATATAGCATTATATCACTTAATAATGTACCAGATTCATATGACATAATTAAATCAACTTTATGTGGTAATATTCTTGGTGTAAATAATGATTGCTCTGGAGTGAGTGTATCATACCAGGCTTTTTCATCTCTTAATGTTTTTATACTATGTTCATTATGATAGTCAGGACCTTTTCTTATTGTGCCAAGGTCTGCATCAAAATGTAAATTATTAAATGCGCGAGCTTTTGTATTTAAAAGAGCTGCACAGGTTTTAAAATATCTAGGCAAATCACCAATGTCATACCATAAATTAGTGGTTACATTATTGAACTCTCCATATATTTTTAGAGCGCCTGATATATCAGAATCAGTAGATTCACAAAATGCATCTCTAGCACGAACACCATCTTTAAAAGAATATAATCCAACTAATGCTGTACCATTTGGAATTGGTTTATCTGGTTTATTATAATAATCTAAACCATCCCACATACACCAATTTTTATGGTCATCTACAATTTTAGTTAAAAGAAAATCTGTACCTAATGGCATATCTTTTTCTAAAATAATTGCATCACCTAACCAAACAACAACTGGTTTACTTGGGTCTTTTAAAGCGTTCATACCAATCTTAATGGCATCCCTTGGTCCATCAAAACTTGGTTGATTAGCAAATTCTATATTTGGATGTTTTACCTCACAGTACTCTCGGATATCTGTAAACTTTCCATCAATAATAACCACTTCATCAACACTACCATTGACAGCCTCTATTATATAATCAAGGGTTGGTTTACCATTAACACGCACCATAATCTTTGACGTGTTGGAAGATAACGGTCTTAATCTTGTTGCTGCTCCAGCTGCGGGTATTACTAAATTGAATCTGTCCATTCTTTAAATTCCTCTAAGTTCATTGATTTATCATCTACATACCAAGTGGATGTATAAGGTTTGCCCCATATAAGTTCATCGTATGGAACATCATGTTCCTTTAACCAATTAATAGTAACATCACCTACGTCTTTTATAATTGCTTCTACATCACCATCATGTGTTAACATTCTTCTGGCTGTAAATAAAATAATTTTAAATCCCTTTTCCTTTAATCTTCTTATGCCTTTTATAACATCATGATTTGGAGTTGACATTCCAAATCTTTCAGCTGAGGGTATTAAATCCAACCTGGGAAATGAAATTGTATGGTCTATATCTATTACTACTGATTCTCTATTTTGTTTTTTAACTAAATCCATTATGTAAAAAAGTCCTCTAAGGAAATTTGGCCATCATCTTTTAATTCTTGTTTTGATTTATATACTATTCTTTTTTTCTTTTCAAAATAACTTATGGTTTGATTCATAACTTCTTTTGCACCCAATGCTGGTATATGATTTTCCATTACATAATTAAAATGTTCTTTTACATCTGTATTATAAACATTGTCTAGGAATGTATCATGGTCCCACTTATCTGTTTGTTTGCCAACCTTGGTTATATGTTCTAGCATTGGTGGTATTATATTAGAAGCATCAGTTTCTATTTTAAGAAATTCTATACCAGCATCTAAATATCTATTATAGGCACTTTCATCTTTTGAAATTCTATGTATTTGCTCTTTAGTATTTTCTAAATCATTTCTATCAGACCAAATAGCTATATCATGGTCAGAGAATGCTTTACCATTTTCAGCATTATTATATAGTCCATAGTCAATATCAAATATTGGAACTGTCCCTACAGCAATTATTTCCATTTGAGCGTATTCAAATCTATCACCATAGTTATGTCTTTCTTTTGGTAAAGCATAACCACTATATCCAAACATACTATTAGCTATAAGGTTCATACCCTCTTGATATTCATAAGGACCAAATGATTCCATTAGTTCTCTACCAGCATAATAAGTATATCCATTAAACTTTGCTTGATATTCTGTTCTATCTATAATATCAAACTTAGCTCCAATAGACCTTTCAATTCCATGAATCGCATAATGAAAATCTTTATCCATTTCCCAGAGGTCAATTAATCTACTTGGGTGTTTCATTGAAGTCCAACGACTTGCGTATATACAAGATTTATTTTTGTCCTTAAATGGTATTCTATATTCTTCATAGTCAGAAACCGTTATAGGTAATTTCATTCTTGCTATTCTTTCACCAAGCTTTTTATTGGTTAAAATACCAGCCATGTCCTGTGAGTAAGTGGTCTCTGTAGAGAAATTAAATATTATATCAGCAGCATTAGATATTGCTAGGTGAATTGGTATTCTGTCATAATTCATTCTTTTAATCTCATGCATCATACTAACCAATATAGGTTTCTTTATTTGTAGAACTAAATCATAATAGAAACTCTTAATGGTTTCTCTTTTATGCATGGGACTTGGATAACTATTTAATATTACAATATCATAGTTGTCATTTAATCTCTTTGCAACATCTAGCATCTCACTAGGTTTAAAAGAGATTGATTCTTTAATATGACCACCCGACCTAACAAAGCTTCTTTCAACTAAATTAAATATATCAATATTGTCTGGGTCATAGCGTTTCCACTCATAACCATATTTCTCAACGCCACATCCGTCTAAGCCTTTTCCAAATACTATTGCTATTTTCATTGTGCTGGGTTATAGTCAACCCAAATTACTTTAGGTTTAATTAAGTCAAAATGTTTTTCATATACATGGAGGTTTTGAACCTGCCAAATCATTGTTCCTACTTCTACACTTAAGTCATTTGCTAATTCATGTAATACATATTGTTGCCATGCATAATCATTTTTATATCCATACACAACATCATTACTGCGCATTGACACTGAGCAATGTAATTTGTCATTACGAATATAATAAGCTACTGAATTGGTACATATAAAATCTGAACATCCATCCATATCATATTCATTCCAAATTTCTGGTCTATTATAAATCATCATAGCTCTTCTGGAATTAGGATTAGCTTTTAATTCTTTTAAACAATTCTCATATTGGTCATAATTATCTTGGTGCCAAATTAAATAACCATAATTAGAATGAATCCAACCTTCTGGAGATGCAGCATATTTCCATGCCTCTGGTGGATTCTTACCAAATCCATATATGTCATTAATGTTTAAAGACATAGATTGATACCAATCAATTTCTTTTTTAATGTATTCTATATTGGGTGTACCAAATATTGCAGGTTCATCTGCTTCAAAACTTGCGCCAATTAATTCAATACACTTAACACCTGTCTTATCTATTGTTTGACCATAATTGCCACCTTGTTTGGCACCAATAAAATAGTCACGAACATCTGATACTTTATATGGTCTTACTAGCATTATATCTATCATCCATTTCTGGATGCTCCATTTGGTGTACCATTAAAATTAACATTTGAGTTGTAGCATGTGCTAAATGAGATTTGCCAGATTCAGGGTCAATATCTTCACCTTCCCAAAATTTATTTAGGTGACGTTGAATAGAAGAATAAGTGCGAGCCCATTCTGTTTTGTCACCATCATCTCGCCAATT